GCGGCCCGCATGGGGATACCCTCTTGACGAGCAAGCGATGGCCGACGCCCGCAAGGTGCTGGGCAAGCTGGGCGCCGTCGGTAAGTCGAAACGCCGGGATCGCCGACCCACCCTCGAGGAACTCGACAAGCTGATGAAGCACTTCGGGGAAATCCGGGCGAAGCGCGTTGACAGCAACGACATGCAGGCCATCACGGCATTTGCCATCTTTTCGACGCGCCGGCAGGAGGAGATCACCCTCCTCACCTACGAAGATCTGGACGTCGCCCATAGCAGGATCTTGGTGCGCGACATGAAGCACCCGGGCCAGAAGATTGGCAACGATCAATGGTGCGATCTGCCGCCCGAGGCGATGCGAATCATCCAGGCGCAGCCGCACAAGACTGGGCGAATCTTCCGAGCGAACCCAGACGCCATTAGCGCTGCCTTCACGCGCGCGTGCCAGTTCCTGACAATCAAGGATCTGCGTTTCCACGACCTGCGACACGAAGGCGCAAGCCGGCTATTTGAGATGGGACTGACCATCCCCCACGTCGCGGCGGTCACCGGCCACCGCAGTTGGTCGAGCCTTCAGCGCTACACCCACCTCCGACATACGGGCGATCGGTTTGCTGGCTGGAAGTGGCTGGACCAGATCGCCCCGCCGGGTTGATGGCGGCCTGATGCCCGCACCGCGCTATACTGTATATCCATACAGTATTGGTGATGCGTCATGGGAAACAGCAAACTGGCAAACCGGTGCCATATTTCTTCCGGTGAATCTCCCGCGGCGTCGGTTTCGCTCGACGGCGACATCCTCCGGAAGGTGCGTGGAGACCAAGTCTCTGCGGCACTGCAAACTCTTCCTCCGCCAACGCACCTGAGTCCCCTGATCGCAGTGGTGCTGTACGACGTCGAAGGGATTGGCTTGGTGGAATTCTCCGTTGAGAGGCTACAGGCGCGGCGCGGCAAGCACTCGCACTATTTTTGGTGCGCTGTCCGCGCCGCGCGCGTGGACACCACAGACTCTGGAGAGCCGTGATGTGCGTGAACTATGCTCCGATCCAGCGGCAAGTCCTGCGGGACATCTTTGGCGTCGAGCCACCGGCGGGAGACTGGAAGGCAGAGGCGTGGCCGGACTACCCAGCCCCTATCGTCCGCACGGCCGAAGAAGGCGCGCGCGAGGCGGTCATGGGCTCGTTCAGTATGGTGCCGAAGGGACGCATCGCGCCTGGCGTCCGGTACTACCCAACCGCAAACGCACGCATCGAAACGATCGGCAAACTCAGTTCGTTTGCCAAGCACTGGAAGGCGGGGCAGCTTTGCCTGATCCCCGCAACGGCGTTCTACGAACCAAACTGGGAGACGGGCAAAGCCGTGAGATGGAAGATCGGCCTGCCGGGCGGCGAACCTTTCGCTATTGCCGGACTATGGCGCGCCTGGCCCGACGGCGCCGTGAGTTTTACGATGCCCACGCTTAACGCTGACGCGCACCCGCTGATGAAGCGGTTCCATAAGCCGGGAGACGAAAAGCGCGGCGTGGTCGTCCTGCCGCGCGAAGACTGGGATGAGTGGCTGGCATGCCGCGACCCTGAGGTGGCGCGCACCTTTTTGCGGCTCATGCCGGCTGACGCGCTTGTGGCTGAGCCGGCACCACTCCCTCCACGCGCTAAGGCTGTCCCGGCCACTTAACCGACGAACCTGTAGGCGCAAATCCGATACCGGATGGATGTATATCCGCAGGAGACTGTCGCCATAGTCCAAACAGGAGACGGCCATGGCAAACAGAGACATTCATGTCGTGCCAGCGGGAAACGAATGGGCGGTAGAAGTGGCCGGCGGTGGTGAGCGGACAATGTTCTTCACCCAAGAAGAGGCGATCGCCGCTGGCACTGAGCGCGCCAAGCGCGACAAGGTTGAGCTGCTGATCCATGGCCGCGACGGCCAGATTCGAGAGCGCAACTCTTTCGGCCATGACCCGCGCGACGTTAAGGGCTGAGCGCCATGCCGCGCGGCGCGCCGGCGCCGACGCTGGACCAGCTCCGCCCCATGCTACTCACGGAGCGCAAAGCCATTCCTCGCGACGGCGAGTGGCTTTACGAGATCAAGTACGACGGGTACCGCGTCTTGGCCAGTACCGGGTCCACCGCCCGGCTGAAAAGCCGCGGCGGGATTGATGCGACCGGCTGGTTTCCCGAAGTCGCAGCGGCCTTAAGGGACGTCCCTGGTGGAACCATACTCGATGGGGAAGTCTGCGTGCTGGACGATCTGGGTCGCAGCGACTTTAATCGGCTTCACACTCGAGCGCGGCGAAGAGGATGGTACGTAGGGGCCGATCTGGTTGTCTATTGCGTGTTCGACGTTCTCACCTCCCGAGGCCGGGATGTAAGGCAATCTGCGGTGGAAGCTCGCAAACGCGCGCTTTCGAAGTTGCTTCACGCCTCTTCTGACCGACTGCTGCTCGTGACTGCTGTAGACGACGGCAAATGGCTTTACCGGTCCGCCGTTGCCTTGAACCTCGAGGGCGTAGTCGGGAAGCGTCGCGGGTCCAGCTACCAGGACGGCGCCCGGTCGCCAGACTGGATCAAGGTTAAGGTGCCCGGGAGCGTTCCACCGGAACGCTTTAAGCGCTAGTAAATACCCTAAGTGGCAGAACTATCTGCACCCCACCTTTCGGCGGATGTGGCATGTATCTATTTTAGATACAATTGCATTTTTCGACACTTGCTTAATAGTCATGTCACCGCGCCCGACCTTGCCAGCCATTCTCGTCGCGACAGCCCTGTACCTTTGCATGCCACTGCTGATTCTTTGCGGAATGTTGGCGACCACGGCGCTCATGTAAATAATCAGGGAGACACAACGGATGGGGGCCATCGCGATTGCTGGCATAGCGCTCTATTTTTGGCGCGTCGCCAGCTTCAAAACTGCGCTGCTTTTTCTCTCAGTTGTCGCCGTCGGCGTCGCGTCGTACTGGTTCCAAGATGAGCAAAGGTCGTGTGATGGCCGGGCGTGGTTCTGCGACTTCATGCCGGTGCGGGGGATCGGATTCGTGGGACCTCCCGATCCGAGAGAACATTGCCCGGACGATGTCGAATCTCTGACGGTCAGAGTGTTCCAGAGCGACGCAGCTGAGGCCGAAGTCCATCGCCTTATTGATCGCGGGGTGTGTCAGGAAGAAGCAATCAAGCAGGTTGCCAATGGCTGGAAGGCTGCATATGACCCGAATTTCGGTTCGTGGTGGGAGCGCCTGATTCGCTGATGACTGTCCCCGAATTTTTGCCAGTCGGTCGGCTGGCCACTTCTATTCCGCGCGATGGGCGTTAAGCACTGGTATCGCTGGGAGCCGGAGGAACTCGACATCTTGTACGCGCGGTGGGCCACCATGGCTCCTGTCATCGAATGGGCGCCTTACCTCCTGCCGCGCCGCACCGAGCGCACGATCAACCAAACCCGATTGAGGCTGGGCCTGCCGAGCCGAGCCGATATGAGGCGGGGCGTCGAATACTGCCTCGTAAGGCCGCGAACGAAGGCGTCGGAAGAGGTTTGATTCCCCTGTGGACTTCGGCCGGGCAATCACCCGCTTTGTCCGGCCGATCTTTTTAACCCGTTCAGGCGATTCCAATACTGCCGTCTTCCGTGGCAACGTAGCGTCTGCCGGGAAACCGGTACGAGCTGTTCGCCACGCCCGCCTCCTCCCTTGGGCGTGGCTTATTTTTTTCTCACCCCCTTGCAATTAGCCCCATTGGTGCTAATATTCATCTCAGAGGTAGCGCGCCGCGCGGCCCGACATCCCGAAAGGAAGATCGAATGGAAAAGACCTTGGACATCCTCAAGACCGAAGCTGAAATCAGCAAGCTGATGGCCGAGACGATGAAGCTCAATGCCGAAGCGTCAAAGCTGAACCGAGAGCACCGCTGGCTTCCGGTGGTGTATGCCACAGGGCTGATCGCGGCGTCCATCACCTTCGCGAAGCTCTTTCTGAACTGACCAAGGCCCGCCGCAAGGCGGGTTTTCTTCTATGCGATACACCCCTCCTACTCCGGCCGATCTCCAGCGCCTGAAGTCCGAACTTGGCCGCACGGGCGAACAAATGGCTGACCTGTTCGGCGTCGCGGGCGGCCAGCAATGGCGGAAATATACCGGCGGCGCACAACCGCGTGAGATGGCGCCCCAGATGCTGTTCTTCGGCGCGGCCCGCATAGCTCTGTCTGACGAAGAGCTCGAGCGCGTGCTCGCGCGGATGCGAGAGATCGGCGCGGAAATTGACATTGCGCCGGAAGCCGCCGTTGCGACAGAGCCGGGCCACGCCGCGCAAAAATAAGTCGAGCCCTCCGGCAATAGCCTTGCCGTTCACCCTCGCCAAAAAAGTGAGCGTATGAGCACTCTGCCGACGTCGGCAACGCTTTTGCACCGTGGCGCGTGTTGGCCAGTACCGTGTCTACCTCTCGACTGAGGAGCCGCCGCGGGATTGATGCTGCGTTTCCGTAACCCCTTCAGGCGATTGCCTCGGCGGGAAACTTGCACAGTCGGCAGCGTCTGCAAAAACGTTGCTTGCAATTGCTACACTGGTTAAACGTCGACTTTGGCGTCTTTTTCGAGGTGAGCAATGACCGGTACATCGGCGTCTGACGAAGCCCATGAGCACCTGTTAGCACTTTATGCAGCTCTGTCTTCGATCCTTTCTTCTGGCTTAGACGACGTTTCACGTCGCTTGGCCGAAGAAACCATGAAGGAGGCGGCGGATTACTTGGCTCCCATCCAACGGCTAAGGGACGAAAGTCGCACCCCCGGCGTCGTGCGTGCGGACAGGGAGCGCATTCCCTAGCGGGAAATGTTTTGGAGCAACCTTTTTCTGACCTCCCGCACACTGTCGGGAGGTTTTCCCTATTGGAGGGTGCGTGGGTTATGGCTCCTGAGGGACATTAATTTTCCCAGTCGAGAAAATTCGCCAACAAATTCGCGGTCGACCTCGATAAGGAACGATCCGTCAGACTGCTGCTGCCACGCCCTTAACATCCCAAGCCGTTCCAGGCTCAAAAGCGCAGCCCTGACTTCGCCTTCTTCTGCCGGATTTGGCGCATCAAACACCAAGTTCATAGTTGCTCCCCGATTCTTGGAAGACCTCGCATAAAATCGGGTCCCTTATCTGAACTTTACATTACCTCATAGCTTGATGGATTAAGCGGGCCACGCCTCAACCGTTTTTCGGTGTTTTGCCGCACATTCCCCCAGCGCCTTCAGCACGTCCCCCATCACCCATTCCTGCCAGGCATCATAGTCGGCGGTGGCGGGCGCATCCGGGATTCGGCACGGCGCGGCCAGCGCGCTATCGAGCGGCGGCGGCTTGCTTGGCCGCGTCGACGGCGTCGGACAGCTTGCGCACCCGGAAATCGTCAGGGCGGCAATCCACAGGCAGAGGCTTCTTCGCATTTCGGAATTCCTTCACGGCCTGATCGACCTTGGCGGTCAGCGTGGCCTGACTGGCGTTGAACTCTTCGGCTTTGGTGCGGATCGTTTCCCCGGCCTGCCGCAAATCGCCGAGCGCGGCGTCGGCGCTGGCCAAGTCCGCCTGAGCGCTGGCGGTCTTCATCCGGTCTATCTCGGCATCCTTGCGCCAGCCGTTTGCAGTCCAGCCTGCGGCGAAAATGCACATTGCCAGCAAAGCCAGGCCAACCGCGCGCCATGGCAGCGCGCTCACTTCGTCACCGCCTTCTGAACGACGTTGCCCGCGATGTAGGCAGCGACCACGGTCCCGACCGTAGCGCCCCAGATCGCGGCATCGATCGTGCCCACAAGCAGCATTGCGTCCGCGGACGCGATCACCATCAGAGCAGTCAGAAACTTCCGGCTTGCGTATCTCATTGAGCCTCCAGGCATTTGCGGTTGCGCTCCAACTGGCGAGTCCACACGCCGTAGCAGCGCTTGTTACCCGGCGTCGAACAGTCGTACCCCGCGGCGTACTTGTAGAGCAGCAGAGCGTTGCAAGCGCCGACGTAGTCCGCGGCCAGTAGCCGCTTCTGCATCGACGATCCGCGCCAGTTGCTCATCCCGAACTGCCCGACGAAGTCGCAGTAGACGTCGTACTCCCCCTGATAGAGCTTCACGCCCGGGAGCGTGTCCGCCATCCGCTTGCAGTCCTGATGGATGAGATTCCGCGCGAGCTCGCGCGCGCGCGGCGGCGTGATGGTGTCGCCCATGCGAACCGGGCGACCGTCCTCGTAACGAGTCGATCCATGCCCGATGGTCGGCACGTCACCCTTCGTCGGGATGACAGCGCGATCGGTGAAACCTTCGGACGCCTCCCACGTTGCGAGGCCCGCGGCCGACATCGTCAGCGCCGCCACTGCGATCCGTTGCTTAAGCATCGCCCCCCTCCTTCTGGCGCTTGCCGAGCCATGGACGGACCGCCTTCCAGATGAAACTTCCGATCAGCAGCAGCACGTAGAAGGCCGTCAGCCAACTCGCCCAGTCCTGAACGCTGTACCCCATGAACGTCATCACCGTCACCGGCGCCGCCGGCGCAAGCTTCACTGCTTCGTTTGCCATGTCGGCCTCGATCATTAATTTCCCCGGAGAAAATAAAAAAAGCCCGCTCGAGGCGGGCTGCATTTGCTGCGATGGCGGCGGGCTACGCCTGCACGGGCTGATCAGTGGCGAACGAATACCAGACGCTGTCCTTTCGGTAGACTGGCACGCCGGTACCCGCGCCGGCGCCCTCTCCCGCCTTGCGACCGTCGAGAGCAAAGGCGACGTTTCGGTCACCAACGGCGGGCAACTCGTCGACGTTATAGCCGCGCACCTGCACGACATTGTCGAAAATATGGTTGCCCGCCCAGTAGTTCTGCTGGTTGTCGGCGGCCTGTTCAACGTTTCCGACGAAGAAGCTGCCCAGCGTCCCGCCAGTGCTGTCCAGAATCTGGATGCTGTTGGGCGACCTCTGCATGAGGCGCGGCGCGCTGCCCTCGGGTCCGAAGTGCAGTTCGGCCACGTTCTCGATCTTGGCCTTGTCGGCGTTGCTCCCACCGTAGGATTCGATGATTTTCGAGATGCCGCCTGGATGCGAGATGTAAAGATCGCCAATCATGCGCGTCGCGCGCACGTCGCGCATCTCCGCCGATCCGAAGACGTGCTGCCAGTTCAGTTCACCAAGGATCAGGCCCGCGACGAATCGGTTGGCCTCATCGGCGGGGTGCGTGCCGTCGCCGTCCCAGCCCAGCCGGACTAGTTCGGCGAAGTTCTTGCACGCGCTGTATCCATCGAAGTACGCGGCATCGTTGGCGAGCGCCCGGGTGCGGAAGACGGCATTGTTGGCGATCTGCGTCGCGGCGTCGCTGTTGTCCGGCAGGCTGCCGACCACCAGTTTGCTGCACGGCGGCAGGCTGGCGAAGCGCGCGAACATGAGCGGCACGCTCGTCTCAGCGTCTTCCTCCTTGGCCTGCACCACCATGAGCTTCACGTTCAGGTCGCCCATCAGGTATGACGTGATCGCCGTGCTGGCGTAGTTCTGCTGGGCCAGCGTGGAGCCGCCGCGCCCGAACGTGATCGGTTGCAGGCCGTAGGCGCGAAAGAAGCCTCCGCGCAGATACACGACGGTGCCGGTCGCCGTAATGCGCAGTTTCAGCGCCTTGGTCGGATCGGCCGTGAATTGCACCTTGGTCGCGCCAAGCTGGGCGTCCGCGAGGTCGACCGTCTGCGTCAGCAGCAGTGCATCGCCGTTGTCGGCGTCCAGCAGGTCGACCGTCGCCGATCCCATGCCCGGCCCCTTGGCGAAGTAGGCGCGCGCCGTTGCCCAGCCGCGATTGGCGCTGGCGCTGATGGTGATCGTGGCCGCATTGGACAGCCGGTAGTGGTCGCCTCCCGGCAGATAGGTGAAATCGGCGTTGCCACCGGCGCCGTCATAGACGTTCTGATCGACCGGCGCCGCGCCGCTGTCGAACACCGAGCCCGTCGTGACTGGCGGATCGATGCCGGGCACGCTCATGATGGTCTGCTGCACGTAGCCGGCCTGCTGGTGCGACTGGAACAACAGCAGCAGGATCTGCGACCAGACGTGCGGCGAGACCGAATCGCCCCAGCAGCCGATGCCGACAATGGTCTGTGGGTCGCCCGTCACGGTCGGCGATGGATGATAGGCCGATAGTGCGGCGCTCAGGTCGCGCAGGTTGTGCTTGCCCTCCAGCTTGCTCATGTTCGCGCGCAAGTCCGCAGGCATGCCGTCAGCGCCAGGAGGACCCTGTTTTCCGGGGTCGCCCTTGAAGAACGCTGCAAAGGTGGCTTCCATTGGCGCCGCGCTGGCGCTTACGAGCTTCAGTGACAGATTGATTGGCGTCAGGTCAGGCATGGGTCACGCGCTCCACCACATTGATTGTCTCGGTGTTGGACAACACCACCTGTCCCGCAGGGCTTTGCAGCCGAATATCCATCACCAGCAGTTCCAGCGGCCAAACGTTCGACTGCTGGGCGCTGGCCGATAGCAAGACCAGGCCCGTCGCTGCATCGACAAATTCAGCGATCAAATCCTGCACAAGCGCGCCGGTAAGCGCGGTGCGCAGCTGCGAAGCGATGCTCCAGCCGGTGAAGTCCATCACCGAGCCGCTGTTCACAATTTGGCCCGCATAGGCGAAGTCCTGGCCGCGCTTGAAGTCCGTTGTCATCTGGGCACCGCCTGTCGGTTATGCCGGCTTTACCGGCCAGTCGATCGTGCGCGGGAACCCGGGTTGCGACGTCACCGCGCGCAGCGCCTTGCGGTACTGGCTCAGAGCCTTGAGCGCGACTTCGTCTTCGGTCGTCAACTCGCCCAGAACGAAGCCGTCCATCAGCGGCGCGATGAGTTGGTCGGCTTCGTACAAACGCACCGCCTGCTCACGCCGTGCCAGCGCGCTTAACTGTTCCGCCTCCAGAGCTGGGTCCAGCGTCCACGCGCCGTCGATCCATACGTGTGCCGGCGACGGCCGTAGTTCCTCCGTCAGGAACGACGGCAACTGCCCCAGGCCGGAGTACTCGCCGCTCAAGTTGAATACGCTGCCATCGGCTGTACGATAGAGGGGCACGGCACGATAGTCGGCAATCAGCGTCCACTCACCTTCCGGCCAATTCTGCGGCGGGATACCGCTCTCGTTCAGATAGACCGGCACGCGCCGCTCCTCCGCCTGCGGCGGCGCGATCTTGGTGGCATAGCCCGGCACGATGGGATCGTCGGGCTCCAGCGGATTGTCGTCGGCCACACCAACCGTTAAAAATTCACCCGTGAATGGGTGATAGTTGAAGATCTCCATCCTGCGTCCTTCCTCAGTATTTGATAACCGCATACATCGCCACGTTGCGCGGGCGAGTCTCTGCGCCTACCGCAGGACCTGCTGTCACATTGCCGGTCCATGCCGATCGATAGATATTCAGCGTAGATCCGCCGGTGTTAATAATTCCGAGGCCTGGCGCATCGGAATAGAATCCGTTCGTCCCAGAATCTGCATTGTGTTGGTGCTGAACGAGCTGTTGCGCCTGAGCGCTGCCGACCACCCGCCCTGAGTCGACCCCGCGCCCATCATCCAGGACCCGAATGAATTCACCGCGAAGCTCCGGAAGGTTGAACGTTGTAGACCCATCGCCTACACCATAAGTCGTGCCGATAGCCGCAAACAAAGCGGAATATGTGGTGCGCGAAACGGCGCCGCCATTGCATTTAAGGTAGCCGTTGAGTGCATTTAGATGCGCGAGATAAATTACTGCACCTGGTTGGATGTGCCCCAGGTTTGACAGCGTCACGTCCCCCATGTCGAGCCAGGCGGTGTTACCGCCATTGCGCATGCGTAGTCTGCCGACAGCTGTGTCGACCCAGAACTGAAATGGGTAGGTGGTAGATGGCGCGGCAGATCCGGAATTATTCGACGCCAGCGCCTGCTGCCCCGAGTTGATCTTCTGGACCAGCGCCAGCCCCGATAGCGTGCCGGTGGTCGGAATGTCAAGAGTGTCCTGAGACATGAGATCCCCAAAAAGGAAAAGGCCGCATAAGCGGCCCAGAGGGTGATTGCAGCGTTGCTCAGTAGCCCTGAGCTGACCAGTTGATGTTTCGTGCGACCGCCGTGGTGCCGTTCAGTATCTGCACATCGAAGCCCGAGAGGCCGATGTTCGTAATGACGACTCGGTCGCCTGCCTGCGCAGCGAGCAGCGTGACCTGGACGTGCGGCACGTTCTCGCCGTTCGGCCCGGCGTTGAACGGGTTGCCGAATCCGACATGCAATCCGCCAGTCCCGATAGCGACGTTCGTACCGGTGTCCAGGCGATCCGGCATATCCACCGTGAGACTGAATTGATCGACCTGCGGATGAATGGCCGGATCAGTCGTCGACAGTAGTAGGCGCGCGGTGAAGTACTGGCCGTTGTACACGCCCGGCAGGAAGTCCTGCCAGTCACCGAACACGCCGTCTCCCTGCGCGATAGCGATCTGCGGCTTGGCCGTGACCGCCGCGCCCAGCGCCTCGCCGAGCATGTCCTGATCGATCAACACATCCTCTTCGGTCAACACATTGTCCGTGGAGCGCACGCCGTGCACAGACGTCTTGACGATCAACTGACATGGCACAACGCGGCCCACGTTGACCTGGTGGCCCACAGATAAGGTGTAGGCGCCGTCAGTGGCGATCCCGCCGTATTCGAGGATATTTGACTCATCCAGCACGTCGGCATCGCCCAGCACATTGCCCGCGCCGGCCAGGACCAGGCTCCCCGCGTTCACGGCCGCCC